CCTTCCGTATTGGAAGGTTTGGAAAGAATACTAACTCCCCCTTCAAACGGAAGATCATCATGATCGATGGTTGATGGTGCCGACATTGCGGCAGTTTGAATATTTCCAAGTACAGTATCCAGACGAATTTTCAACTCATCATAGGTCTTGAAATTATCTTCCTTGACAAATTCGTCAAGAGAGTGTTCTTCTCCCCACACACGTTCCATTTCAGTATCTTCTTCTAGAAATGGGGCAGGTGTTATAAACTCAGACTTGTCATAGTTTGAGAAACCATCAACTTTACGAATCTTCAGTTTGAAGTTCGCACCATCCCAAAAAGAAAAAACATCTACTGATGTTTCATCCTCAAATTCAGGATTGGACATTGAGGAAACCTTGTCAAAGATTTTCTTTCCATAACGGAAAAGAAAGACCTTTCCTTCGTTCTGAGGATTGGCCTTGTCTTCAACAACATAAATGTTGGAGATATAGGTGAGTCTCCGTTTCTGTTTACGGGCGATTTCTTTGTTCGCCTCGATTCCAGAATTCCAAAGAGTGGAGTTATACTCCGCAAGGGGATCTTTTTGACCAAGAGTGGTCAGTGAGTTTTCGATATACCAACCGCCGGGTCCTTGGAACCCATGATTGAATACTTTCGCCCACTGTAGTTCTTCACCGTCTGGAGCGGGAAGAAAACGAATGACAGCATAACCACTGCCAGACTTATCGAGTTCCGCCTTCCAAAAACGGTCATCTTCCCGACTAAAATTGTTTTGAGGATTGTTAATCTTCTCAACTTCCGACTGAAGTTTTTGAAGGTCAGTCTTTCGACTTTTCTTGAGGGATGCAAATGAACTTGCCATCTTATTCTCCTATTCTGTTTGTTTCAGATTATCCACTTTATGCATAATGTAAATCTACTTGTTTTTTTAATATGTCTACATATTTCTGCTTATTCACATTCAAGAACGGTGCATACTTTAAACACATACTATATAGATCCGGCCAAATGACCGTTTCCTCTATTTCCTCATTGAAAGTAGAGGTAAAATGAAGTATCGAATCCATTATGATGAAGGATTCAATCGACACTTCCTCGCCAAATAAACGGCGAAGCACAGGGGGATGTTGACCATCCCGACAATCAAAAAGTAAATTAAACTCACTAGATTGATCAAATAACGTATCAATCTCATTTTCAAACACATACGGAAGGCCTTGGATTTTCGCTTTCCATGCGATATAAGTCTGGCGACCTTCTGGTGATGTGATGTTGCCCACCCAAAGATCATTAGTTTTAACGAAGTTTGAGACAAGAAACTTAGTGAGTTCATCTTCTTTATAAATTTTTGACAAACGTATGAAATGGTGTTTGTCTTTTCGTTTCTCAAAAGAGGATTCGCTTGCACGAACCTTTCCTTTGAATTTAAAATAATCGTATTCTTTCCGATTGAAATGTTGTTTCAACGACAGATATTTTTGATATACTTCAAAAGGTGTCACTTGATATATCATATAGGGAGTTTTGATGTTTTAGGCATGAAATTCAATATCTCTGCCTCTTCCCTTAATTTATTCTTGGTTTTAACATTGATAAGCCCCGCAACCGTTTCTGATTCAAGACCATTTTCATCTGCATGATAAAGCATTGCATCAAGATAACTCATACTGGTTCTTTCAACAATTTCTTCAATTTCAGTATTATATTCTTCCGAAGAATAAAAATTTAGTAATTCTGACATTATCCCTTAATTATATCAAACAATGATAACATTGTCAAGTTAAATCGTATCATTATTAGTTGTATTTCCATTCCCTACGGCTTCTCCTTCTTTTTGTTCAGGATCATCCTTATCTTTGAACCAATAATCGGTTGCCTTGGCAAGGACGGCCACGTAGGCCCCAACCATGATATTAATTAAGTCCCTTGACTCGGCCGGCAATGCACCAAAAAATAATAACCATACTAAAAACAAAAAAGTAAAAACTATAATCATGGACAATGTAAATCGTGCCCACCAATTCAACTTCTTTCTTGTTTCAATTCTTTCATGTCTAAGTGCTTCCATTGGATTGCTCTCCCATAATTTTTCTTCTAGATTTTCAATCATTTCAAATGAAGTATTAATTTTTCCATCACCCAATCGCTGTTTGATTTTTTTATCCATTTGTCCTTATACTAACATTGTGGTGGAGGGGAGTTCTTCTGTTCCCAAGTGACTCCCCAAACTCGTTAATTACTGTTTCTCTACAAATTCATAGAGTTCAGTTGCCTTCTTCTTAATATCCTCAATGGAATATGAATCGGGCTGGAGTTCTTTCCACAACTCCATAGTTGCTTCACCATTTTCTTTTGCAAGATCCCATGCATTGTAAGAAAATTCTTTGGTCTGTTCTTGTTTATCTTGGAGATAACCTTGTGCCATTTCCAAGAGTCTAAATCTTAGTTCATATGGATTAGCCATATTGTACCTTTCTTTGTGTGTGTTATGTGTGTAGTGGTCAGTTCTTCTGTTCCCAAGCGACTGACCCGAACCTACTAAAGTCCTAACTCGGCTATTTCCTACGCAGCGAGTGCGTAAGAAAATGCGGTATAATCGGAATTATTTGCGATTATGGATTCGATGTTGGTCATCACCCTATCTGTTCTCTCTGATACTATCTCTTACAATCGAATTCTATTACAGCCCCATCAACAAATTACATTCAGTCCCACAAGTCCTTATCCCAATTCTTATCGAAATGTTCCTCGTAGTTTTTCTTCTTGGTTTTCCCAGTTTTTCTTTTTCCTGCGTTGTCCCTTGCAGTCATGCGCTGTGCAACTTCGGATCTATTAAGAAAACTTGGGCCGTTCCATATTTCTCTAAATGACATATAATCTCTTGGTGGAGCTGATGGGAATCGCACCCATGTCTTATAAGATACCCTCTCAGGTCATCAAACAAATTCCTGTATATCTGTAAATATTTATATTATCCATTTTTACTAAAATGGTATGCATTACATACTTTAAGAAGTTCATCAACATAATCTTCGGGATTATATTCTTTCCATTCAACAAGTAAATCTACAACTTTATCACCATCCATAAATGGTACTGGTTTTTTAGGATCACTAAAACGAATAAGTGTACAAATCACAATTTTTTTCGGAACCAATTTATACATTTCGGCTAACATGTGACAATATGCTGTTCCTTGCAAAATATAATGAAAAACATATTCCTCTTTTTTAATATAACTTCCTGTTTTCCAATCAATGACTGCAAGTTCACCATTATAGTCTGCAATCAAATCTGCCGTTCCTGCAACCTTGAGGTGATCTGACCACATTGACAATTCAATTCCACGAACATTGTCAATTCTTGCATCTATTTGTGGTATGCTTGCAAGAACAATTTCTTTGTGATCTTGCATCACACTTCCACCATTTTCTTTTCTTAAATAGTTTTCATCACCACGCAAATATTTTTCAAGTATTCCATGAACCTTAGTACCACGCCTTGCAGCTCGTCCAGAAATCTTATTTGCTTCTTCTTCTCCAATTTTCGCTCTCCATGCTTCAATGCCTGGTTTTGTAATCATATGATAAAGAAGATTTGTAATAGATGGATATGTACCATTCGGAGAATGATATACCCTATCTTCACTTGAATTGTCTTGTTCTAATTGGTCTTTTCGATTTTCAAGAAGATCATAATTAAATTGTTTCATATCTAACGAATATCTATTGTATTGTGTAAATGTTTACTTTTTATTTCTCTTAGTCTGTCTCTGAATCCATCATCGAGTTTTTTCCTTGCAAAATGCCAAGGATCACCAACAAATGGTTTTGCAAACATCATTTTAACCCCACCATCACAGTCAGAAATTGGACATGGTTTTTTGGTGGGTTCATCCCTCCGAGCTATGGGCAAAGATTCTTCAAAATCCTCACCACATTTCTCGCAAATGTAGTCATAATAGGGCATACTTTTTCCTAATTAAAAACCCGATTCATTTTTTTATCGTAATTATTTCCGTCCGAATCCCAATATGCATAACGACATCCCACCTGACATCTGAAAAGAGTCCCAACCCACTTTTTATTCGATGGAATAGTGATTTCTTTCTTTGGTGTCGTTTTGACAACCAGTGGTTTCTTTTTTGTTATAGTAGCAACCGTTCTTATGTGGTTTTCTACTATAACAGGTTTTTCTACTATAACAGGTGTCTCTTCATGTGTATGTGCAACTTCTCT